GTGAATGTTTTGGAGAGCAGGTAACCACTCGCGTCGGGGTCTTGATTCAGGCGCAGGAGCTGGAGCTGGTCGAGACCGTTGTATTGGAGGCCGTCAAACCAGCGGAGCTTGCGGGCAGCGACGCTTTGCACGTCGCCATTGGTGAGCTGGTCACGGCTCACGAGTTGAATTTGAAAGGCTCGCTTGCTGCGATCATTGAGTGACCACGAAGCGCCGGTCGGCTCATAGACGGGCAGGATGAAGAGTTCACCATCGCCCAGCATGGCGGAGAGCAGCATCGGCTGGATCGCGAAGAGGTTGTGCTCCTTGCGGATGTCGATGGCCGGGGATTCGGCCCACTTTTTGAAGAGCGCGGTGGCTTCGCGGCGGAAGTCGGCATCTTGTGAAATCGACTTGCAGCCGATGCCTTTGCCGACGGCCTCACGCGGCAGTTGCTGGATGCCGTAACGCACCTGGGGAATGCCTTCTTCGCTTTGCAGGAAGCGGGAGATTTGCACGAGGTCTTTGCTGCGCTGCATGCGCTCGACGCTTTTCGAGTTCCAGGCGGTGTAGTGCGGCGTGGAGCGATAGCTGCCACCGGAGGTGGTGGTCGTGGTCGCGGCGTTGGTGATGGGCGCGGGTGCGGTGGACTTGAGTGTTTTGCGACGTGACATCGGGATAAGAGGTGAGACGTGAGATGTCAGAAATCAGCCGAGCAGTGTGGCAGGCTCGTAGCCAGGCCGGAAGCGGAAACCGAACGGACGGGAGAGCGACTTCGCGACTTGACCGGCAATCTCGGTCTCAAGGTCTTCGATGGCGGCCTGCACGGCCTGCCGCCGCTGCTCCGGAGAGGAATCGCGAAACTGCGCCGAGTGCGAGGAGCCCTCAAAAGCCTGCGCCGTGATCTCGGCGCCGCTGCGATCCTCGGCCAGGAGGAGGTATTGCTCCGTTAGCCATTGCCGCTGTGCGCCCGGATCGCCCGCATACAAGATGCGGGCGTGAAAACGGAAGTCCGAAGTGAGGTCGGCGATGGTGACTGCGGCCATGCCGTGGCATGGGTGTCAAAGCCCGCCGGAGGACCGTGGTGACTGGATTGACCGGAGTGACTAGAAGTGAACGTGCGCTGCCGCGTTTTCAAGGCTCCAGACCAGCCAGCTAACCAGCGGCTGGAGGATCAACCTCGCTAAGGCTCGGTGCCTCAGCCTTATCGTTCTGGGGCTCGTGATTAAGGAGCGCCCAGATGTGCGGCGGATAGAGATGCATCATGATCCACTCGCCTTGGCTGACTTTGCGGTCTTGCTTGATGCTTTCCGCCTTTGCGCCGTCATAGATCATCTCCCAGATATCCTCACGCATTCGGAGGCTTTTGGAGATCATGGGCGTGCCGAATTTGGATTTACGCCCGCCTTGACGCCCTCGCGGGACTGGCTTTTGTTTTTTGGCTGTTTTGCGGCTCATGATCTTTTCCGGTTGTGATTGGCCCGGCCCCGTGATGGGGGCCGGGCTTTTTGTAGTGTTTATTTTGAGCAAGCGGCGGCGATGACTTGGCGAGCCGAAAGTCCGCGCCAAAAAGTGGAGTGATCTGCGCAGCCTGGGTTATTTTGAATAACCCTGCACGCGTCTTTGTAGAGTTTGTTTTGGCGGCTTTTGCTCAAGGCGCGAAACGTTACTTTTTGAGCGGCGATATGTTCGTTGATGGTCATAATGTGGTTTCCGGTTTGATGTTGCGTCATGTGATGCTGACAAATGAGTATCGGCCCGATGTTAGATTATGCAACACGAAATCTAATTTATTTTATTTGAAGGTCTTCGACTGGCGCAAAATCGAGGCTCCAAACGTCCCAGAACAATGAGATGCAGTCCAACGGGCGACGGCTATTCTCTCGCATTTCAGCCACGGGCATTGACTCCCGTGGCTGATCTCAAACATTAAAGTATGCCGCCAGCACGGAGGAGCTGGTAGTCAATGCATGTGTATTTGGAGCAGTCGCCGAAGTGGTCGTGGGGGACGCGTTGCCATTCGCCGTCGGCGTCGCGTTTTTGGCCGGTGTGGCCGAGCTTGACTTCGGGATCGGCATCGGTGGGGATGTGGAAGGCACCGTCGATGCGCTTCATCATGCGGTTGGCGTAGAGCATGTTTTTGACCTCGCGGTCGTTGAAGACGAGCAGGGACATGCTTGGACGGGTGGCGACGCGGGTTTCGTGGAGTTGACCATGCTTTGCGTCGGAGCCTTTGACGGGGATGAAGAAGCCTTTGGAGGCGGCACACACGTCGAGCTGATCGTCCTGCTGCCAACCGGTGTCGAGGTAGCCGCGGACGGGGTAGATTTTTTCGCCGGTGCCTTCGACGATGATGTGACGGGCGCGGAGGAAGTCGGTGGCGAGGAGGTCTTTGGAGGAGACGACGGTGCCCCAGTCGCAGACCCAAACGCCGCCATCGTGGGCGAGGGCGGTGAGTTCCCAGTGCGTGGTGGCTTCGCCGGGGTCGGCATTGAGGAGGAGGCGGAGGGGCTTGAATGGCAAGGTGCCGCGTCGATACAAGGGGCGTCCGTTTTTGCCGTCGGCGATGGCTTTGACGACATCGTCCATTCTGAGGTTCACGTTGAACTCGGTCCACGGGCGGGCGAGGCGGCTGTTGTGGTAGTCCTGGAGGCCAAACATGTCCTTGAGTGAATCGAGGAAGTCCCAGGCCATGGTGCCGAAGCTCTTGGTGGGTGAGTAAAACGAGGGGAGGATGAAGGTGCGGCGGTTTTTGGCGGAGAGGGTGTTGTGTCGCTTTTCGGTGCAGCCTTCGACCATGGCTTGCTTGTGAAGCTCGGTGATCTCGCAGCCGTTGTGGGGGCAGATGTAGCGGACGGATTCGCGGACGCGGGTTTCGTCCCATTGGCCGGAGGCTTCGCGGGCGTCTTTGTCCCAGGTGAGAGATTTGTAATTGCTGGGGAGGGTGAGGCCGAGGTGGGTGTTGTAGTCTTCGACATCTTCCGGGCGGCCAATGAAGTCGAGGTAGAACCAGCCGTGGCAGTGCGGGCACTCGGTGTAGAAATGCGTCTGGTCTCCGGCGAGGATGTATTTCCAGAAGGGGTGCGTGGGGCTGTTTGGCGTGCTGGAGTAGTAGTGGAACTCAAGCGCGCCGAAACCGTCGGTGCGTTTGGCGATGAGGTGGAAGGGATGGGCCTCGGGGGCTTGCTCGCTTTCGCTTTGGATGAGCTTCGAGGCTTCGTCGCAAAGGGTGATGCCGTAGGATCCGCCGGAGAGCGCACCGGGGGAATTCCCACCGACGAGATTCACCATGCCGCCGGAGAGGTCCATGGACATCGAGCGGTAGCGGTCGGAGTTGGCGGGCTTGCACGCCGCGAGGATGGGGTTCTCGTCGATGAGGACCTGCATGCGCTTTTCGCTGAGCTCGGTCTTGGTCCAGTCGCGGGAGCTGCCGATCATCAAGATCGGCATTGGGGCGTTGACGAGCCGATATGCGGCTCCCAGCGTGAGCATGGTGGTCTTGGCGATCTGCACCCCGGCGGAGACGCCGCATTCATTGATGCCGGACTCGGGGTTAAAGCATTCGAGGATGGGACGCTGGAAGGGGCGCGAGGCGGTGCGAAAGGGACCGGCGGAGTTCGGGGCCATCTTGCGTGGCAGGATGATGTTTTCCTCCAGCCAGGGCACGACGGCCTTGCGCCGCTGGGTGCGGAACATGCCGAGGACTTCGCTTTGCACGGCGGCGGCGCGGCGCTGCTGCGGGGTGTAGGGGACGCGCGAGGGCGTGTAGATGATCTGCGGGGCGGGTGCCGTGGGCGCGGCCTCGGGCGTGACAGCGGCGGCGCGGGGCGGCAGCAGGGCGGCGATCTGCGCGTCGGCGTAGAGTTCGTCGATCTCGGCCTTGCTGGCGCTGCCGCGACCGTATTTGTCGAGCAACGCGGCAAGCCGCCGACGATTCAGCGCACTGGCGGCGGCGGTGAGGTCTGGGGTGGCAGTGCTCACGGCGAAAAGTCAAGGGCAAAGCCGCCATTGACGGCAGCGGAACGGCAGCCCAGCGTGGAAGGGCAGATGAAAACAACCATTAAAGTCCTCACCATCCGACAGCCCTGGGCGTGGCTGATCGTCAACGGCCACAAAGACGTGGAAAACAGAAGCTGGGACACCAAGTTTCGCGGGCGCTTCATGGTGCATGCGGCGGTGGGGATTGATCCTGACTTTGAGGCGGTCCGACTGAAGGCGGCGCGGATGGGGATCGAGATTCCGCCACGGGAGCGGATCGATCGCGGCGGGATCGTGGGCGCGGTGGAGCTGGTGGAGACGGTGACGGAATCGGAGTCGCCGTGGTGGGAGGGTCCAGTGGGCTTTGTGCTACGGGCGGCGAAGAAGCTGCCGTTTGAGGCGATGAAGGGCCGTCTGGGCTGGTGGAGTGTGGAGCGGACGGGTGAGATTTGAACTCCCCTCTCCCAACTGGAATGTCGGGCACAACGACAGGCTTTGCTTCGTCCGCAGTTTTTTTCGGATAGGGCTTTTCGCGCTGCCGAATGACTGCTGCAATGGCGGTGTCAAAGGGCCAGACGTAGCGGTGCTTTCCTTCGAGCTTTACGACGCGGCATTCGGAGGTCTTTGCGCATTTGATGAGCGAGCCGCCGAGTCCTTTTTTCCAGCCTGTTTTGCTGGCGAGACGTGAGTGCCAGACGCGTCCGGCGGGGTCGATGTATTGTTTGTCCGGCGCGGTGGTGCCGGTGTAGATCCAGCCCATGGCCTGATAGATGGTGCCGACGTGGCCTGCGGCTGGATCGCTGAAGCTGACGACGGCGCGGAGGCCGGGTGATTGCTTCTTGAGCAGCTTCAAGGCGATGGCGATGATGCGTGAGACGGATGTTTTGTGATCGTGATCGAGGGCGGCGCGAACCATCTCGCAGCACTCGAAGCCGGTGAGTCCGTAAGGTGTGCCGAGATCGGCGCTGGCACCCATGCCGAAGATGATGACGCCTTTGAAAATGCCAGTTTCCCAGACGCCGATGCGCACGAGCTTACCCAATGGCATTTCAGGACGATAATACCATTTGCGACAGGCAAAGCGGGCGGTTTCGTGATCGACGAAGCCGAGAAAGAGCGGGGCGTTACGGTCGAAATTCATGGCCGCATTGAGGACAGGCGCAGAGCTTTTTTTGATCGAGTCGCGACTGTGTATCGGCATCGACGGGATTGATGTTGGCGGGATCGAGATCAGTTGACTCAGGCAGCGCGGCAAGCATGGCGAGAACGGGATCAACTTCGGAGGTGCGAAGGCTGGCGAGGAGAGCGTCGAGCTTGTCTTCGTCGTTTTTGCCGGAGTGGACATTGGCTGCCAGCATGCGGGCGAGGTGCGTCTCTTCATCGTAATCGACGACGACGACATCGGCATGGGTGAAGCCGAGGGCGGTCATGCGCCAGGCGCGAACGTGACCGGAGACCCACATGCGGTTTCGTTTGTTCCAGATGAGCGGATCGAAGTAGTCGTGCTCCAGGCTGGCATCCAGGGTGCGGACTTCCTCGCTGTCGGCGTCTGGAATGACGCGGGGATTTTTGGGATGCGGATGGTTGATTTCCGCGAGGGGGGCGGATTTCCAGAGTTCGAGGTTGGCGTGTTTTTCGGTCATGGGATCATAAGGCAAGCTCCGCGAGGACGCTTTCGAGCGCGGGGTTGAATTCCTCCTCGCGCCACTGGCTGATGGCCCGCATGGCATGCTGGGGGTTGTCGGGGTTCGCCCGCTGGGCGATGCGGCCTTCAAAGGAGGCGAAGAGCGAGACGAATTTCATGAGCGCGACTTTGGCGTCCTGCCAGGCGGACATGGGCTGGAGGCGTCCGCTTTCCAGCTCAGCCTGGACTCGACGCTGGCGGGCGAGGTGGTAGCTTTTGAGGGAGTCGGCGGCGATTTTCACAAAGCCGATGGCCGCCATGGGATCGCCACGATCCAAGGCGACCTGCCGCTGCGCATTGGCAGCCACCATGCCCGCCCAGCACTGGCACTCGGCATACTCTTCGGGCGTCCACTGGTCCTGCGGCTTCTCCATGGCTGGCGGAGCCACATGCACCAGCCGATCTCCGGGGGGCGTTTGCCTGCTCATTACAGCGACCAAAGCACTTTTTTGAACTTCATCGGGATTTGCACTTTCCGCTCCTTTTATTGCCATCGTCGCTTCAAATGCGACAAAATCTGGATGTCGATTTTTAGCATGCAACTGCGCAGTTCGCTTGGCTACTCCCTGAGTAGCCATATAAAGTTTAATCAATCCTTTTTTCAGGTGCGCACCCACATGTGCGCATTCAGTGTCAAAGCGCAACAAACCCGCGCAAAACGCAACGCTTGCGCCCAAACCATGCGCAAACACGTTTGCGCACCCGCTCGCACAAAGGCCGTGAGACATTAAACC